GGCTTGGCTTTAGGTAACCAACAGGAAATAATGAAGTTTTTCGAAGCTAAGTTAAAACCCGAAAAAACCTATGCGGAAATAATAGACAACGTTACCAACTACGACGATGTGAAAATTATTTCGGCACAAGGTAACTTCTCGGATAATAAGACAAAAGAGCATCCATTAAAGTTTATTATCCTGAAAGATACTGTTATCTCCTACTCCGAAGACGTTGCTTTCAATATGTGGTTTGCCGAACGTGACGAAGCGGTTCCTTCAGCGGCAACAGCATTTACCGGATTCTTCCCCCGTATGGATTTACTTTTAGCGGCAGGTGAAATATCCGTTGCTAAAAAGAACATGCACAACACCGGATTGATTGACGATGTGGACGGTTACGATAAATTAATCGAATTTATTGCAACCACTAATCCTCTTTTACGCCAATCTCAAGTGTTGCTTTATGCAAGCGAAGAACCATTGGATAATGCCCGTAAAGCATATGCCGAAAAAGTAAAATCGCATACCGACCCGACGCTGGACGATATGCTTCGCAAACTTCGTTCCGATGCAAAATGCCCGAACCTCGAAATCAAAACCGATCCGACACTCGGAGCAGGCCATCGCCTGACGCTGGCGACTCCCGGACTACTCGATTTAGGCGTAAATAAAAATGCTGACGCTCAATTCGTACAGGTACGAACACCTTTCAAAGACCCTAACGATGTTCAATTCTGGATTCAAGCATCATACGATACACGTATCCGTGACGTACATCCGAAACTGTTCCGGATGAACGAACAAAAGAACACCGCCGTAAATTACGCAGGTGACTATTAATTAATAAAGTATCGGTTTTCACAAGCCGATACTCCATATTTTTCAAACAAATAAAATTTTATACCAATGGCTAAAAAAGGATTCGAACCCTTATTTTGGGGTACAGGTACAGAAAATATGGGTGGATGGCAGAACAGAATTGTATTCTATCCTGCACACCTGATGAAAGCAGTTCCGCTTTTACCCGCCCCGTCCGATGCCCTAAGCAACGAAGAACTGGTCACAGCTCCCGGAGCTTTCGAGTTTAAAGACCCTACCGATAAACCGATGCCTATCTATGCAACAGACCAAACAGTGAAATATGACGCCGAAAATCAAGGCGAAACAGACGGACAAAGTTTCAAAAATACTGGTGAATTTTTCTATCCCGGTATCGGTGCGGATGCTGCCGGCTTTGCTCGCCGTGTAAACAACGTTCCCGGATACCTTCTACTGATAAGTCCTGAAGGCGGTCAATACATGGTCGGACAACCCGGTTTGCCCTGTACAATAAAACCATCCTTCAGCGGTGGACAAGCCCGAGCAGACCGAAGAGGATATAAATACACGTTTCAGTCTGACTGTTACGCACCGTTAATCAAGTTGGAATCTCCGATTGACGTCGAAGCACTGTTTAATCAATAATTCGATAAGATGAAAAATTCTATAATTGAAAAAACAAACAACTGGCTTACAAACCCGAAACGTACCTACGTTATCGGGTTAGCCCTTTTCAACCTGTGTGCATCGTACAACATGAAAAAAGGATATGGAGCATATCTTAACGACGTTGACGCTGAAGAAATAGAACCTTTCGATGCAAGGTTTAACCTGCTTATCAATAAAGTTTCGGCAATTCATAATAATATGAAGATCGATCCCGAAAAATACCTTGATATAGACTCCGAAAACTCTTCCATTTCCAAACAGGTTAAATCGATTGTCGCCCTCAATAGTGAATCCCGAAAGATAGAATCACTTATTGAGGAGCTGAACGGCAAAGAATTGAAAGTCGGAGAAATCAGCAGGCAATTGGAAGCAAAGTCCGAAGAGTTGAATCAGTTGAACATTCGGTTAGAAAACCTCAAAAGTGATTTTTCGAAAAATAACGACAAATTCAACGAAAAATCGGCTTCAGTCGAAAAGCTTACCGGTCAGATCGGAGAAAAAGAGCAAGGAGTTACAACATCTAAGAATCAAATCACCGAACTAACCGATAAAATAAAAATTCTTGAAGAGTCCGGAGAAGATAAGACAAAAGAAATTGCAGCTCTAAACAAGGAAACTAAGACATTAACCACCCATAACAAAAAACTCGGTGAAGAAGTAGTCACTTTAGGCAAGCAGCTCGAAGCCGCCAAAACCGAAAGAGACAATTTCGAAACCGCAGCAAAAGACCTCGATACACAGATCAACGAACTATCCACCCAAATCGATGAACTGACGGACGAAAAAGACGTATTGGACGATCAACTGCAAGAGCTTCAGGAAGAATCCGAAAACAAAGATTCCCAGATTGAAGAACTCGAAAAACAGTTACAGACAAAATCCGAAGAGTTCGACGTTTTGAAAAAAGAAATCGAGGGCAAAGGCTACAATGTCGTTACCGAGAATGATTTACCCGAAGAATATCAGGCTAAAAAGGCTCGTATCAAAGAAATTGTGCCCTTGATGGCGAAGATACACGCCGAACTATCCAATCCCGAACTCACCGACCAGCAACGCAAAACTTTAGCCGGTGAGCTCTGTACGCTTGATGACGAACGCCGTGACCTCTGGGACGATATCGACGAATATCTGTCAGGTAAAAAAGAAGTATTGCCCGACGATAAATCGTTGCAATATTCCGACGATCCCGACATCAAAGAGGGACAATTAGCCCTTCGCATCAAACGCCTGAAGGAAAAAATCCAACGTAACAAAGAATCAGCGATAAAGCACGAAAAAAATAACAAACCCAACTATCAAGCACAAGCTTTAAACCGGGTAATACGTTACACTGCCGAATTAGCTGAAATCCAACTCTTAAAAGATGAAACAAAGTGATTTTGACGAATTGTTCCCCGACGGTCTGAAGTCGGGGAACACAATTCCGTTCGTACATAAAGGTAAATGGGCAGTACATGAGTTATTGCCCATTTTTATAAGCAAACTCGGTCTGATCGATGTCAGGATAGCAACATTCAATATCAGTGAAGACAGTCTCCGACCTTTATACTTTATGCTCGACAAAAAAGAAATAAACAGTCTGAAGCTTTTGCTCGACATGAACGTAAAACGCCATAAGCTCGATTTACTGTTGTTTGCGGCCAACATCACACCCGATATCCGTTTATCAAGCACGCACATGAAAGTCATGCTCATAGAAAACGATAAGATAAAAGCCTGTGTTGTCGGCAGTGCAAACCTCAATAACAATCCTCGCTACGAAGCTGGTTACATAACCACTGATCTGGCTTTTTACAATTTTTTTCTAAAAGAATTTACAAACGTATTCGATAACGACAGTTTGCCCTTTATATGGAATTGACACCCGAACAATTAACAAATCTTGAAGAAATGGGAGCCGCTTTAATGCCACCCTCTGAAATAGCCATACTCCTCAAAATTGATATATCAAAACGTGACTTGTTTGTTCAGATATGCAAGACACACAAACACTCACCCATCTATGATGCCTACCAACGTGGCAAACTTACAACTAAGCTTGAGCTTCGCCGTACAGTCGTTAAACTCGCAAAAGCCGGCTCACCTGCCGCCGAACCTCTTACCGAAAAATTTATCCGTGAGCAATCGATGGATGAATAGTGCTTATTCGTCCTTCCAAAGCTCGCATTTGCGGGCTTTTTTTGTACCTATCAATTTGACAGGTATATGCCAAACGCCAAACAGTCCGCAATAAAAAAGATAGAACGTAATCTTTTCAAAGAAAGAAAAGATATCACGGAAAACTTTTCCGAGCGTGAATTTCAACGCAAAGCCCGGATTATGCTTTGTGTTTCCAAAAAACTCGACTCGCCCATGATATCCGACAAAGAACTGGTCGAGTTCCTTAAAGCCGGATGCGAGGGAGCCTGTACACCCGTTGAAAATGCAACCGCTTATCGTGACATTGCTGCAGTATCTAAAATCTGCGGCAATATCACTCTCGCCTCAAAAGCATGGTATCGATATATGATTGTCGAAGGAGCAAAAGAAGCTTTTGAAATAGCTAAAAAACAAAAAGATGCCAAAGGAATGGCGGCAGCTCTCGATAAGATCGGTAAATATACAATGGCGGACAAAGAAGATTCCGAAAACCTGTTATCCCAAATGTTGCCGCCTAACTTCGAACCCACTGCCGACGCTTCCGTACTTGGCGAAGAAGTCATTGTCATAAAAGACCCGGACAAACGCAGGCATCAGCTTCGTGAACTATTCAAAGGAAAAGATATAGTTGACATTCAATCCGTTGAAATGCCCGATGAAGAAAAACTATAAACATATCCTGTCGGTAGATCAGTTGCACACTCAAGAAGCCAAAGCCCTCAAGTACCTCAATAAAATGCAACGTGAAGTAATGATTGTCAATGCGCACAGTTGTTACATCGTTGCCGCCCGTGGTACAGGAAAATCCGAAGGGCTTGACGCCGTTCGCCTTTTACAAAATGTCTGGTCTATGCCCGGCTCTACCGGTGGACTTATATCACCCTCTTATGCTAAAGCATGGGGTAATACATTGCCGGCTATCTGTAAAGCCCTTGCCGAATGGGGTTACATTCAAGGTATTCATTATTTTGTTGGTCGTAAAGCTCCATCTTCAGCAGGCTTTAAACAGCCTAAACGCCCACCTTTACAAGACGCTTGGTCAAACTGCATCCATTTCTGGAATGGCACGGTTTTGGTCGTTCTTTCCTTTGCTCAGGGAATGTCCGCCAACTCAATGTCTCTCGATTGGCTGTTAGGTCCCGAAGCAAAATTCCTGAATTATGACAGGATTAAATCTGAAATCAATCCTGCCAATCGTGGTAATGTTAAAGATTTTGGCTATTGCCCTTGGCATCATGGCGTTTTCTACACAACAGATATGCCCACATCCAAAATGGGCAGATGGATTCTTGAGAAACAAGATGCAATGGATTGTGAACATATTCGCTTTATCAAATATCTGTATCAAGAGATAAAACGATTTGAAAGCCTGCCCGACCAAAACAAATATGTCAAACGTGAAATTCAGGAATTAAGAAAAGAACTCGATATCGCTCGCCGTTATCAGAAGCCTGTCGTTCCCATCAAAGGCAAAAACCGTGAATACACAACCTTTTACAGCGAATACGATGTATTTGATAACCTCGAAGTATTAGGAGAAGACTTCATCTGGGAGATGTACCGTGATAGCCCGACACTTATATGGCGTACTGCGTTCCTGAACGAAAGGCTTTTTAAAATTGCAAACGGATTCTATTCCGCACTTAATGACGACAGACATTTCTATGTTCCTGCCGATCCGACCGGAGCCACCCTCGAAGACTTCTCGCTCGATAAAGCCAAAGGTGACACCTGTCTTACTGACTACGACCTTGATATGTACGCTCCTTTACACGTTGCTTTCGATAGTAATGCAGCCATATCATCCATTGCAATAAGTCAGGTACTAAAAGATTTATTAAACGGAACTGGTGAGCTTAAAACGATTAAAAGTATGTTCGTTAAGACACCGGAGAAATTGCAAGACCTCGTTAATAAAGTCTGCAAATACTACGCTTTTAAGCCTGTCAAAGAAGTCGTTTTCTACTACGACCATACATTCATTTGGACAACCGGAACGTCTGATAACAGCTATGCAGACACCGTAAAGAAGTATTTCGAAATGAATGGTTGGCACGTAACCGATGTTTACATCGGTCAACAACCCAAACACGATTGGCGACACGAGCAAATAGACCTAGCCCTGAAGGGACAACCCGGTTTGTTATTCCCTACATTCAATATGCACAACAACGAGTACCTGAAGCTCGCAATGGAGCAAACAGGAATCAAACAAGGCAAAGACGGATTCGAAAAAGATAAGTCACCCGAAAAACTACCCGACTCACCCGAACATCCGGACGAATACAAAACCCATATTACCGACGCGTGGGACACTTTGTTTGTTGGTGCTAACTTCTTCTATACCGAACCTTATAAAGTGTCAGGAGGAGCCATATTCTTAGGCACTGGACGTTATTAATCAATCC